GGATATATATATATATTTTCATTTTGGTTTTCATTTCTTGGTAAAAGTCACTTTAATCAGAGAATTATTACTATTATTTAACATTTATTTATTAATGTTTAACGTTTTTATTTTATCAGAGAAAAGTGAGTATTTATGTTAAAAAAGAATAAACTTTTCATTCTCGGTTTAAACAAAAGAATGAAAAGAATAAAGATGGAACAATGTCAGTTTTGTAATAATATGTTTGGAGATACTAAGATGCTTAAACAGCACCAGAAAAAAACTAAGTATTGTTTAAAAATTCAAGAAGCTCAAGCCAAAGAAGTTGAAACAACAAAGCTTCAGCAGATAACTACCGAATTAACTTGTCATTTTTGTAATAAGCAGTTCAAAACCAAATGCATACTTGTTATTCATCAGACACAAGCAAAATATTGTTTAAAAATACAAGAATCTCAAAATTATAAAAAAATTGTAGCATCTTTGGTTGAATGCAAATATTGTAATAAGAATTTTTCAATTGCAAGTTGTAAAAGACATGATTCAATATGTAAGAAAAAAATTCAATTTCTTCTTAATGAGAAAGATAAAGAAATTGCAAAGAAAGATCAAGAAAATATAAAGCTTAAAGTTGAGAAAGCAGAAGAAATTGGTTTGATATACAAAAATCTTGCTGAAAGCTCTCAAGCTACGATTGAGGAGATAGCCAAGAAACCTACACATCAAAAAATCACTACAAAAAATATTCAAAATAATATAATTGCTAATTTAACTCCTCTGGACTTATCTCAGAATCGTGTTGCATTTGCTATAGCTGAAAAATATACAAAAAACGATTTCTATCAAGGTCAAAAAGGAGTAGCTCAGATTGTACACAAACATCTTCTTACCGACATGTCAGGTAAATCTCAGATAGTTTGTACAGATGCAAAACAAGGTGCATTTCATCACAAATCTCTAGATGGTGAACAGGTTGTTGATTATGAGAATGCTCATCTGATAAAATCAGTTCATGATCCGATCAAGAAAAAGGCAGGTGAGATTGCGGCAGTAGAAATTACAAAAAATCCGATGTTGATAGGAGAAATAAGAAAAAATACATTTTCTATATCAGAATTAGATTCAAAACCAGGTGTGTTTAACAAACGAATGTCTCAGCTTACAGGAAAAAACTGTGCCAGATCATTTTTAGAACTAACATCAATACCTACTCTTAAAGTTGAAGAAATTTTTCCCATTACACAAGAGTGGTTGTTAGAAAATGTTAAATTTTTTAGTATAGAACACATAGTAAAAGGACCAGAGGGATATGCAGATTATTTTGCAACATATGTTCTAAAAGATCGGGTATTAGTATTAGACTATTCAGATGCGTTTATAAGATTCAAGGACTTTTCTGGTGAATTAATAGATGACTATGGAGTTGTTATTTTAACAAAGCTAATCTTTGATTCTCTTAGAGTTAAAAACAAGGAGTTGATAATAGAATATTGCACCTGTCTTAATAATAATTTTGCAGACAATGGGGCTGAAATAGTTCAGCTTTTGAATTATAGAGTAGCAGTTGAGAAATGTGCTGATGGAAATTATATCGGTGATGAGGATGGTGACTTTAGGACTGAATTTATAGGATTTTTATTATCAAAAATATAATTATCTTTAGAACTGAATTTCAAAAAGGCGGAGGAGCAAAATAAAAAAAGATAATCCAAAGGAAATTTTCTACGAATTTTTCAAATTATTTAGAGAAACAAGAAAATGTTTTTTCCTCCTCCGCCGAACTTTTTAAAAAACCGGAGGAGGAGGAAAAATAAAGTTTTAAAAATTCAAAACCCGCTCTTATAAAAAATCTCAACACACACAATTTTTGTGTTTTGATAAAATTAAAAATTCCATACTATTTATACGGTAAAAGTTTTAATTTATGAAATTGAATCGCTATTCATTGACAATGATTTACATTTTTCGTAAGTGACGTTTAAAGACACAATATTACTAATAAAATGAAGTGCGAGTTTTGTAGTAATGAATTTATTTCAAAAACATCATTGATTCATCACCAAAAAACAGCTAAATATTGTATTTTGTTACAAGGAATTGACAAAAATACTAATTTTGTATGTCTAAAATGCAATAAGAAATTATCAACACAAAATCGACTATATACACATGAACAAACATGTAAAAAACATATGGAAGACATAATAAGAAAAGAGTGTGATCAAAAATTAATAGAGAAAGATAAAATCATCTTAGAGAGAGATTTACTTATTTCTGAACAGAAAATTATTATAAAAGAATTACATGCAGAATATAAGAATCAAATAGAGAGTCAAAACAAAGATTTTAGTAACCGCTTACAGTCAATGGCAGAGAAAGCTATTGAGAAAACATGGCAAACAATTGTTGAGATCGAACAAGAAACTGACAATATAGAAGAAATATCAAATGAATCATATGAACTTGTCCCTCTTGAGCTAGATAATGGTTATATTATAGAAAGTAGAGACGAAGATGGATATATCAACATTACTAACCTATGCAAAGCAGGTGGGAAAGAATTTAAGCATTGGAATTATCTGGGTAAAACAAAAGCTTTTCTTAAAGCTCTTTCTACGGCGGTCGGAATTCCGACCGCCGTACTAATTCAGTTAGGAACTGGTTCAAAATTTGGAACTACTGAAGAAAATACTGGTACTTGGGTTCATCCTCAGGTTGCTATTAATATAGCACAATGGATATCTCCTCAATTTGATGTTAAAGTATCTGCTTGGGTATTTGAAGTCATGATTACCGGTAAAGTAGATATTACAAATACAAAGAGTTATAGAGAATTACAACAAGACAATAAGAACAAACAATTAAAGATACAATTAATGACAAAAAAATATGTAAAGAAACAACCTCGAACACAGTTTGACGAAAAAAACGTAGTATACATTCTAACAACTGCAAATATGAAGAAAGAAAGAAGATATATACTAGGTAAAGCAACAAATTTAACTTCACGTTTATCTGTATATAACAAATCAGATGAACATGAAGTAATATATTATCAAGAATGTCCAGATGAAGAAAGAATGAGCGTAGTTGAAACACTTGTATTTTGTAAGCTAAACGAGTATAGAGAACAAGCAAATCGGGAGAGATTCTTACTCCCAGAAGAAAATAGTATTGATCTTTTTTCAGATACAATAAAACATTGTATTGCGTTTGTAAAATAAAAGTTAATAATGCTTTATTGTTTTGTGATGGTTGATCTTGTAACGTCTGTTTTTTCTCAAAGGAGACAGTCAAATGAAATATCGGATGGATTAAAACCAGAACTTTTCCATCAGTTTGTCAAAGAAATAGCAAGTGGTTCTTATCTTTCAAATTGAAAAAAATGTAAAAATTGTAAACACACGTTATCTTAATAAAAAATTAAGATAAATTTTAATTGTAAATACTTTTTAAGTTTCTTAATTGAGTAAACAATAAAAAATGTTGATATTTATCAAAAAAATTGAATTTTTTATTCTTCTTGTATAAACATATTAGAAATGTCGCAATCTAATGAGGTAAGATATTTACAGATGTTGATTGATGAATCAACTAAAATAATTCAAACAGAAAACAAACCAGACAAAGAGTGGTTTAGAGAAAGAATTGTTAAAATATTTGATTACGCAGGTCTTGATTGGGCCGAACTTGCATATAAGTACAACGAGTCAGATAATTTTCTATCTGAAAAAGCTTCAAAAATTCAGGAAGGAATATCCTATCTTATTGATGACTGGTCTACACAACCTGTCTTCGACTTGACAGTCTATCATACTGTAATCCTTGATATAAACGAATTGTGGATTTATTATGAAAGTAATTACATTGACGAAAATTATGATGAAGATATTTCTGATCTCATTTCGGGATTAAAGCATTTATAAAATAGACATCGTGTATTTATCATTTTATATTACAAAATTTGTAATATAAAAAAAGACTATTTATAATAAAATAAAAATAATCAAATATTTATTTAATATAAAATGAATATTCTAACTTATTTTTCTGATTCACTAGAACGTTTGCCATATCAAACTATATCAGTAATACTACAAAATCTTTTAGACAAAGAAAATAGTATTGATGAACTTTTAAATATACCAAATTTTAATGTAATAAAGTGCTTATTAAGTCTACAAAATAAAAAGAGCTTATGTTTAATGAATACTCGTATATGGATATTAGTTCTTTATTCAATGGGGTACGATGGCTTAACAAATAGTTTTAGATCAAGAACTTTTGATTGGGGTGATTCGATTATCGACTATCAAAGAAATGTAATTGATGAATGTTTATACACAAGTCGAGTTCATGATTTGATTGATTTGAGAGAAGAAAGTGCGATTGCTAGATTCCTATTAGATAGGCTCTATAATAGAACAACAGATTATTATGAACGTGCTTTTCTTTTGGGAAGACAACCAATTCAAGACAGAATTCAATTTACAAACAATAACGTGAGTGTTTACTTATCTCAATGGATTAGAGGACAAATAGGAGGAGGTCCTCCAATTAAATATTGGGATGTAAGGGGTGTAACAAATATGTTCGCATTATTTTATCCTGTAAGAACAGTGGTCAAAAATTTAAATTTAGACCTTACATATTGGGATGTTTCTAATGTTACTAATATGAGTTCTATGTTTGATATTAATAATAATAGAATAACATTTACAGGACTTACAAATTGGAATACTTGCAGAGTAACAAATATGAGCCATATGTTTGCTAATAACAGTTTTAATTCAGATATATCAAATTTGGATGTTTCTAACGTTAAAAATATGCATTCAATGTTTTTTAATTCGGTATTTTTTAATCAAAATATTGGGGATTGGGACACGGGAAGAGTCACAGATATGTCTAAAATGTTTGCCAGCGCAAGAGCTTTTAACCAAAATATTGGAGATTGGGACACGGGAAGAGTCACAGATATGTCTGGAATGTTCTCTGACGCAATAACTTTTAACCAAAATATTGGGAATTGGGACACGAGAAGAGTAACAGATATGTCCGCAATGTTTGCTAATGCAATATCTTTTGATCAAGATATTGGAGGTAGTTGGAACACGAGCAGAGTCATAAATATGTTTATGATGTTTTACAACGCCGAGTCTTTTAATCAAAATATTGGAAGATGGGACACTCGCAGAGTCGTAAATAGGCATATGATGTTTGATGGTGCTGTGTCTTTTAACCAAGATTGAAGTTTAAATTATATATTTAGAACGATCCTAAATATTGTCTGCATAATGGACACAAAGCATCTTTATAACAAACTTTAATAGTACACTCTTCACATAATACGTGTGAAGAATGACATGGCAATTCTAGAATATTTCCTTCCGTGTAACAAACTACACACTCACCTTTTGACACAACAAGTTCTTGAACAAAAAAGGTTAAGTCTTCTGATAAGTCTTCTGATAAGTCTTCTGATAAGTCTTCTGATTCTTGAGAACTTGAGAAATTTCTTATTATATTTGGAAACGTTTCTAGAATAGCAGTTCTGAGGGGTTCTTGCAAGAGATCACCTTCTAGAAGAAAATCGTCCTCTATTTGAGAGATGAGTGTGTATTCACTAATATGTTTTGTTAGATATCTATAATATTCAAATTCTTCTCCATATGCTTTATTTCCTCTTCTCTTAGAGAAGTCTGATTCAATAGAAAAATGCTCAAATTCTTCTAATATATTATTTTCAACATATTCAATAGCCTGAATAGAACGTGTTAAAAGTTCAATTCCTTGAATTTGAGAGTCATATAACATATTACGTAATCTGTCACGAATTTCAAGAGTAAATCTTACAAAATATCCAACACTTTCATCTTCAAAACTACGAGAATATTTGTAATAATCATGTTCGTTTTTTGCGTCTAGTCTCATAGAAGCTGCTCTTTTTTCAGATTCTGTTGTTATTTTATCAATTTTTGGTGCAACAAGCATAATTCCTGTACCGTGAGACCAAATGTCTGTGTTATGGCACACTATGATACGAAGACATTTATCTAACTTTTCACGATGATAATATGAAGCCTCAATCGGTAAAAGATTTCTTTTTTCTGTTCGAAAACGAAGAGCTTCAAAAAACATATTTTGAGTTTCTGCATTGATAAAGAACATTACGTCTTATTTTTATTTTGTATACTTTAATAGTAAATTCAATTTATTTTTTTCACAAACAAAATGAATATGTAAGGTCTTTCTAAATACTTTAAAACATTAGGGGCGTCGACGCCTTCGAGGATCTCTTTCTCTATAAAAATTTCCCTGTGCTATTTGTTCTAAACGAGCGGTTTCTTCTTGTGCAGCTATTTGTGCTGCTTCTCGTTCACGATTTCTTTCTGCTTCTCTTGCTAAACGAAGATATCTTTCCTCTATTGCTAAACGTTCTCTTTCTGCTTCTTTTTCTGCTTCTCTTGCTATTGCAGCTTCTCTTGCTAAACGTTCTCTTTCTGCACGTAATTCTGCTTCTCCTTTTGCTATTGCTATACGCTTTATTTCTGCTTCTCTTGCGATTTCAGCTTCTCTTTCTAAACGTTGTCTTCTTGCTTCTATTGCTAAACGTTCTCTTTCTTCTCTTGCTAAACGTTCTCTTTCTGATTCTACAGGACGACTAACTATTTTTGCGTTTGTTGTTACAATTTCTCTTTTTGATAATTCTGCGTTTCTTGTTTCACGAGCTTCTCTTGCTAAACGTTCTTTTTTTTCCCATTCTAAACGATCTCTTGCTTCTCTTGCTAAACGTTCTCTTTCTTGTTCTCTTTCCTGTAGTCTACGCAGTTCTTGAAGTATGCGTTCATTTTCTTGTATTATACGTTCTTGCTCTTGATGTTTTCTAAGTTCAAAAATCCTTATTGCTTTTTCCATTTTTTTATCTTCACGTTTTCTTTCTTCAAGTCTTTCTGGTGTTTGTTCTTCTTCATACATTTCACATGATAATCTGATATTATCCCAAATAGGTCCTCTATATTTAACATCTTTATATTTTTCTACAAATTTTGCTGTTATTGATCGCATCTGTAAATTTGGTGTCAACACATCTGTCATTGGGACTGAAGTAACTGGTGTCAATAGTATTGCTACTGGATTTAAGCTTCTTTGTCTGATGATTTCAAGGCTAATTAATCTTCTATCAAATGTCTTTCCAGAACTAACGAATACTGGATCTAACATAAAATTCTGTGAAAGTGGACATTCCAATTCTTTCATCATTTCATCTGCAATTTGTGCTTCTCTATGATTTTCATCTGGTTCGATTTTTGGTCCACCGCCTTTTAAATACACAGTATATCTTTTTTCCCTCATAGTTTATAATAATATAAGTTTATTTTTTTCAAATTTATAAACAATTTTGAAAAAAGAAAAATAATACACTTTCTATTGATTTAGTATTTTACGTTACGTATATTTTACACTATTAACTCCATCCAAGACCTCCTAAGCCACCTATAATGTCATATTTTTTATCTTTGGTGTTAAAATTAAGTCCTCTTAATTTCTCACCACTATCTGTCTTATTTTTTTTAAAAAAATACATGTAAACGTGAACACTGATAACAAAAATGGAAGTCCCAAATAAAATAAATCCAATTGAGTTTGGAATTTTCTTACGACTAATAATCATATATGCTAAATAGGTTAAAAATAAGCTGATAATAATATGAAAAATAAAAAAACTAAATTGTTCGTTGATCATAATTTATTCATAGTATAGAAATTAATATTATACAATTAAATTTTATTCTAATTGACTATTTACATAAGCAGAAAGTAATGAATGAATTATTTTTTCTTGTGTTGAAGGCTTAACAATCAGATCATTTTTTTTCAAAGTAAGCATCTCAATTCCTGTTTCCCTAAGATATTTTTCTATTAAAGAATCCATCAAATCTTTTTATTATGATAAAAAGATTAAGATAAAAAATTAACTTTAAAATAAATCACACCTCAAAAGAACGAGCAATAAATAAAAATTTGAAACTATTTATTTATTATTTCTACTTTTTTCAATAAACGTTCTTTAATTAATTCAATATCATTTTGAGATAATTTATTATCTGAAAGTGTGAGCTTTTTGAAATATCTAAGTCTGTTAAGAACACTTAATAATCCTTCTGGTTTCATTATCATACCTACATTAATCTGAGTAAAAGATAAATTTAATTCTTCCAATTTAACTAGGCTCCTAAGAATAGGAAGTAGATCATCTAAACCTTCATCTCCTAGATTGTTAAAAGATATATCAAATGACTTGAGATTAACAAGCTTTTGCATTATAGGTGTAAATCTATCTACAAATTCATCTGGATCTAGTGTATATATTTCATTATCAGAGACATCAAATGTTGTCACCTTTCCTTTTCCATCATCAAGACCAAGTGCTATTTCATCAACAGCATAATTGTCATCAATGTAACATTTATCTCTTATTCCAATGGTTGTAATATTTGTTTTTGCTAGAACATCTCTGAATTCTCTCAAAAATGCAAGTTGATCATATGCAAATCTTGGTACTGCAACTAACGAACCAGTTAATTCAATATTCGTCAATAATAATGTTTGTAGCTTTGTCAATTGTTTTAAACAGTTAAAGAACGGATTCCATGATATTGTTGCATTAATAATGTGTAAGCTAGATAGTTTAGTTAATCCAGATAGAACATTACAAACGTTATACTGTTCAAAAGAATCATTGAAAAATTGTCTATTTTTGACAAAATCGATTTCAAGAGATACAATATTTGGTAATTGTTGTATTGTCGTGAATAATAAATCATAACTCTCATTTGATAGGTTAGTTGGTATGTCACCAGAGATATAAAATTTTGCACTTATTTTAGCATTGGAATCTCGTAACGCAGTTATATCTCTCTTCAACGTAATTGTTCTATTATTATTTATTATTTCAAGATAAAGATCAAATGTGCATTCTTCTGGTTTTTTATTGTATCCTTTGCACAATTGTAATAAACCAGGTAATGAGCTATAGTCAAAATCTAGTGGAAAAATGAATATTGTCTCTGTTCGATTAGAGTCAACTGTTTCTTTTAAACCTTTTGACAGAAACCTAACATTTCCTACTTGTTTCTTATTTATACTAGACAAAATATCACGTGAATAATTGGATGATAATAGCATACTTAATGGGTTTTCTAGGAGTTTTGCTTTTAACATTTTGATTGAAATATATGCTATACCAATTACACCTGTACTAGATACACTATCCATAACAAGCCCACCCAACTCTAATATTTTTTTAAAACTATCGTAAACTATTTTACGATCTGTTACATCATCCACAATATAACTATTTTCTTTTAAAATTTGTATTTCTTGATTATCGGTTAATCCAATTCTTATTTTAATCGTTCTTTTTTCTTCGGATATACTAATAATTTCACATATAATCCAAACGTTATTTGGTAAATTTCCTAATGTTCTTACAAGAGAAAATTTATTCGGATCAGTATATGTATCTATTGTAATTAGGGTATCATTAGATAGATCTAAGTGTATAAGAGTTTTCGATCTTTCTATGAAAAATCCGTACATAATATAATTTTCAATATCAAGTTCTCTGTTTGCCATATGCTTTATTATAAGAAAATATAAATATTAAACTGTAAAAGTTTAACTAAAGAATAAATAAGTAAAGATTTTATTTGTAATCACAAAAAAATGTCTTTAGAACTGAAATTCTAAAAAGGCGGAGGAGCAAAAATAAAAAGATAATCCAAAGGAAATTTTCTACGAATTTTTCAAATTATTTAGAAAACAAAAGAAAAAAGAAAAATCTTTTTCCTCCTCCGCCGAACTTTTTTAAAAACCGGAGGAGGAGGAGGAAAAAATAAAGTTTTAAAAATCCAAAACCCGCTCTTATAAAAAATCTCAACACACACAATTTTTGTGTTTTGATAAAATGTATTGTAAATAAGTAAAAAATGATAAAAACAATAGTATTTACTGATTAAATTAATTTGTGTTTTATAAATATTATAATTTTTATAAAATATTATAAAGAATTATAATTCTAATAGTAAATGCAGTGTGAATACTGTGAAAAAGTCTTATCAACATTATCTTCATTGAAAAATCATCAAAAAACGGTAAAATATTGTTTGTCTAAGCAAAACAAACAACTAATAAAAGAACATATCTGTTGTTTTTGTGATACAGTTTTTGCTGTTAAATCTTCATTGAATAACCATTTAAGAATATGTAAATCAAACACTCCATTGGTGCAAGAAAAACTACAATTATTGGAAGAAAAAAACAGAGTAATAGCAGAAAAAGACAGAATAATAGCAGAAAAAGACAGAGTAATAGCAGAAAAAGATAAATTCATTGATCAACAAAAGATCATCATAAAAGAATTTCAGCATGAGCAACGGTTACAAATTAAGGATTTACAAGATCGATTGCAGTTTATGGCAGAGAAAGCGATTGATAAACCTTCAACTATTAATCAACATACAACAACTCAGATAATAAATAATTTATTGCCTATAACTATAGAGCATCTTAATGACCAAGTTCAGTATTTAACTATTGATCATGTAAAGCATGGAGCTGTTGGATATGCTAAGTATGCATTGGAACATCCGTTAAAGGATAGATTAGTATGCACTGATACTTCTCGAAAAAAAGGAAAGTATAAAGACTCAGATGGAAACATTGTATCTGATCCAGAGATGACAACTATAACAAAAAAGTTATTTTTAGCTATTAAGGATCGTAATTCGGAGTTGATAACTGAGTATGCAAATGATTTAAAAGTCAAGCTTGACAGTTTTGGTTCTTCTGATAATAACGAAATGACAAATGAAGAAACAGTAGAAATTACTGGAATGACAGATGATTTGGTTGATCTTGTAACGTCTGTTTTTTCTCAAAGGAGACAGTCAAATGAAATATCGGATGGATTAAAACCAGAACTTTTCCATCAGTTTGTTAAGGAAATAGCAAATGGTTCTTATCTTTCAAATTAAAAAAAACGATTGCGTTTTTTCAATGTATTGTAAACAAAAAATCAAAAGATAAATTTAAAAAATTTGATTTTAAAACGAAACTTAATTTAAAATTAATAGACATGCAGTCAGTTTCTGGAAGAATATATGAAGTTGAAAAACAAATAGGAAACGGCACATACGGAACTGTTTTTTCCTGTATTAGAGATGATGGTCAAATTTTTGCTTTCAAGTTATTTGAAAAAACGTCAGATGATTTGGACATTGGTGCACTTAGAGAAATATCAATCTTGAAAATTTTGCAAAATGCACCAAAAGATTGCGGGCTTTTACAATTAGAAGATATTATCATTTTGGATGATGATGATCAAACTGTTGGTATTATAATGAGAAAATATAATATAGATTTATACGATGCTTTGAGCAAGAAACTTATAAACAAAAAAGATTGTATTCGGATTGGTAAAAAAATATTAGAAGCGGTTGTTTTTTTACACGAAAATATGATAATACACAGAGACATTAAACCAGAAAATATTCTTCTTGATGAAGATTTTAATCCAGTTCTCGCAGATTTTACTTTAGCAAAAATATTTAACGGTGTGTGTTCTAAAGGAACACACACTGGAAAGGTAGCAACCGCTACATATCGTGCACCAGAAGTTGTTGCAAAAAAATCGTATGGTTTCCCAGCAGATGCATGGTCTTTAGGTATAGTTTTTTACGAACTTTTTTCAGGTAAACAACTTACAGTAGACACAGATAAAGAAGCATTAGATTTTATTTCTAATCAGATTCCAAAATTTAAAACAAATAAAATAGGATATATGGTTAAAGGTTTACTACATACAGATCAAAAGCTTCGATGGACTCCAAAAAAAGCACTTGAAAGCGGTGTTTTTGACAACATATCAATACCAGATATTTGCTGGGTTGGTTTAAATAAATGTAATGTTAGTAAAAATATTAAAAATATATGCAAAAATTTTGAATCTCAAAAAATAATCACTAGATGGGCTGCACAGACATATTTAGACCGTACAGGTTGTTCTGAACATTCTGCTGTCGAGCTAGCCTGCAAAATTTATGAAACTGATTTATATGCAATAGAAAACGAAGAATACGCTGAAGAAGAAATGTTAATTTTAAAAAAAATGAACTATAATTTGTTTGTTTAATTATTTTAATACGCACTGCAACGCATTTTTATAAAAAATAACATTTGTTATTTTTTACTATTGCATTTTTAAATCGACCAATGTGCGTTCTTACAAAAAATAATTTTTTCCTATCGTGTAATAAATGATTAATGTTTGGATAAAATTATGGAACATATGCAAGCAAGAATTGTACTTTCGTATAATGATTTGAACAATTTTTATAAAGAAACACGTATTCTACATAAAAATAAAAGCAAGCAATTTTTATTAGACCCTGTTCATCCATTCAAACCTCGATATGCGGATAGCATAGAACCTTGGATGACCGGAAATTTTAGAAATAGTGAAGAACTTTTAGCATATTGGATTTACAATAATTATAATGAAATATTAATTGATATTTGGAGATATTTTATGGAATATCTAGATGAACACATTATAGATTCTTATGAAAAGTTAAAAAGTTTGTATGAACATACTCCAGAACTACATAGTGATAATTTAGACACTGTTTTGGATTTTTTAGAAGGAGTTAGAACAAATATAGATAACTACATAGAAGAACCGCTTTTTTAAATCTAGAAAAATATAAACTTGAGGACAGCGTAACCTAGTATTCTTAATAAATATATTTCTTGATCCTGTTGCATCTCTATCTATTACTAAACCACACTCATCACAACTATAAAGTTCTAGTTTTGTTCTTTTGATGTTTCCACATCGGCCACATGTACAAGAAGTATAACTCTCATCAACTATAATAAGTTTCTTATTGTACATAGAGCATTTGTATTTCAGTTTTTCTTTAAAACTGTGAAATGAGAACATCATCAACAATCTTTTAGTTATATGAGCTAACTTTTTTCCTTTTACCATTTGGCTTACTCTGAAATCAGGTAACAAGATTACATCATAGTTTTCTACTAAAAAAGAAATAGTTTTCCAGTGTAATTCAGCAACTAGATTCTTTACTTTCCTCCAAAGTTTAGACTTTATTTCATGTGTAGTCGTCTTATCTATTTCAACCAAAAGTTTAGTTAGTTCAATGTGAGCATTTTCACCTATAAAGATAGATTCTCCTCTCGGATCATATCCAACAAGAAACTTTCTTACACCAGGATCTAAAGAAATAATCCGATCTCCTTCTGAGATAAACTTAACTTGGCTCTCGTTACGTCTATCTTCTTCTGGAAACCAGTTTCTATCAACCG